CCAGCTGGAACCATAATTCCCCTAATTGCATTAGCAGCATCAGCAGAGTTTATACCACCTCTTGTAGCTTTGTCATTTAAGTATCTCATATCTGATTTGTAGAAATCGTAAGATCCACGTCTGAAACCAGAGAAACCTAAATTAAGCGCCATATCTTCTGAGTTGTTGAATACTCCATAAGAAGTACCACCAGCACCATAAGAATTCATAGAAGCTAACATGTCGTCCATTGCTAGTGAAGTAGCTCTGTTTACAAACATCATATTTTCTTCAATTGCACCTTGAGAATCAAACTCAGCTAAAATAGCGTCAAATTCAGCTAAATCAGTAGCACTATTAACACCAGTAATGCCAGAAGTTATATTACCTCTATCTTCGATAGCATCAAATAAACCTTGAGTACCTATAACATCACCAGTATCAGATCCATAAAGCAGTGTATCACCTACTATCTCAACTCCAGTTGAAGCATCTGACGTCTTCACACTCTCTAACATTGACATTTCTAAATAATCAGTGAAACGCGCTCTTGTATCAGATTCAGCTTTTAGATACCATAAGTATCCAGTACCACCACCTTCAGAAGTTACTTCAACCCAACCAATTCTAGAAACATCAGAACCTGATACCTCGTAGTAATCTTTTAAGATAATTGGTTTATTTGAAAAAGTCTGAAATGAAGGTTCGTTAGCACCTCTTGTATCAGTACCAGCCGCAGAATAACCCGTTGCAGGATTATAACTTTGACCTTTACCGTATTCAGAACCATAAACTAACACGGTAGTTGCTAAAGCAGATGTAGTACCAGTTAATGTAGCCGCTTTATAAGGAGCTACAGTAATTGTATCACTAGAAGCTACAACTGTAACTAAACATTTTACAATACCGTTAGTTGCATCAGACACAATAATAGTATCGTTTACTCTAATACCGTGATTAACTGGTGAACCACCAGAACCAGAAATACCATTAGTAGTGTCGGAGTTATTACCATCGATATCAGATTGAATTTGAATAGTAGTAGTTGATTTTACCTCACACTTGTAAGATAAATGCAATCTACCTTGTTCAGACCAAACGACTTGATCAGCCGTCATAGACTCTTCAGCCCCAACTTGTGAAAGAAATCCAGATATAGTCCTAGGACCAAATACCTCAGCTTCTTTTTCCATTAGGTCTGGTACATATTGTTGGGACCATCCAGCGTTTGAGGATGATGCCAAATCTAGGTAATTTGTTTGTAACGCCTGCTGAATTGATGCAGGTACGCTATTCAAATTACCACCAGGATTCGAAATTGCCATAATTTTGTAATTTTAAATTGTTATTTTTGTTTAATTTTGAACTTGAAATCAGGAGTATTATCACCTAAAACTTTAACTTTAACGCCGTCTATGTTAGTATTTTCACCTAACTCCTGTCTTGGCGTCATGTTAATGTTTTTAGATTTTGCTACACTTTCTTTTAAAGCGTCAGCTTTACCTTGTTCGTAAAAGTGATTAGCAACCGCGTCAGCATTCATTGCTGTATATAAAGATTTATGGTAACCAGCTTCGTCTTTTATATTCTCATTTTTATCAAGAAACTTTCCGATAAAATTTCCAATATCACTTTGGGTTTCCATTACTTTACTAGCGTCATTAATATTAAACCTAAATCTTTTTTCACCGACATTATATTCAAAACCTTTGAATTGATCGCCGAAAAATCTATTAGTTTTATTTAAAAAATCTGCCTTAGCTGCTTTTTGTTGTTTTTCAACTTCTCCTGATTCTTTTGTGTAACTATCATAAAAACTAATAGCTTCTTGTTGCTCACTTGTGAGTTTCGATCCACTTTTAATTTCTTGATAATATTTGGATTTGTTCTCTTCCAATTGAGTTTTAGCGTTGGCAACTTGCTCTTTTAACGCTAATTTTTTTCTTTTTATATCTTTCTCATCATCTATATCTTCGTCATAAGAAAATTGATCTTCCATTAAAAAATCTATTTCTTCTGAACTTAAATGAGGTTTAGTTTGTTTGTAATGTTCTTGTAATAAAGTTTGATTATCCATTTTAGAATAATCTTTATTTAACTTTACGTAGTCGTTTAAATCACCACCTGTTTCTTGCATGAAGTTTACTAAATTCTGAATATTCTCAGGAAGAGGTTCTCCAGATTCTACAGATTGAGTTATAGCCTCTTCTACTTTCTCTGTTACGTTTTCAATCTTTTCTTCATCAGTAATTTCTTCTATAATAGATTGCTCAACATTTTCTTCTGTAGACTGTTCAACGTCCTCTTTTTTATCAATCGTTTCTTCAATAACCTTTTCTTGAACGTCCTCGGTTTTTGTAGTATCCACGGATTGTTCATCTTCTTCTATTTTTGGTGGGTTACTTAAATCAACTTTAGTTATTGTATCTTCAATAACTTCCGCTGGTTTTTTCATTTTTGCTTCCACCTTTGTAACGTCACCTTTAGGTTCGTTGGTAGTTTGTTCTACCTTTTCTTTTTTCTTTTTTGCCATAATATAATATAATAATAGTTAATAAATATTACTTAGGACCAAACGCTCCTAAGTTAAAACCACCTAAGGTATCATCACCTGCTGTTTCAAAGTTTTTAGGTGGTTTTTGATTTGTTCTTTGATCAATCAACTCTGATTGTTGAGTTGCTTGCATTTTTGTTCTTTGATCTTTACGATCTTCTTTTGACGCCTCTCCTTGAGAACGCATTCCAAGTTCCATTTGCTTCAATTGCATCTCTTGTTGAAACTCTTGCTGCGATAACGCTTGTTTAATAGATGCATCTTGTGCTAACAATTGAGATTTACCATCTGTTTTTATGCTTTCAAGTTTCATTTGTGTTTCAAGCATAGCTTGATTTTTGTTAATCTCTGCTTCAGCTGCCGCTTGCGAAGCTTCGGCTTGTGCTTTTCCTTGCGCTTCTGTTTGTTGCAATTGCATTTCTTGATCTGCTTCTCCTTTTTCTTTCTACGAATTTTTAATAATTGGTTTGCTAATTTTACGTTCTTAAGCATCCGTAAATCTATAGCATCTTCTAACTCTATACTTTGTTGTGCTAATGCTGTTTGTATATTATTTTCCAACATCTCTTTCTCAAGTTCATCTGGTTCTAATTCTAAGAATATACCAAAATCATATAGATGTAGATTTGCCATTTCTTCTAACGTAGCTACATTATGTGATCCTATACTTTCTATAAAAGCATTTTTTGTCGGAGAATATTCTATGATATCAGATATTCTAAGTGATAGTTGTTCTGCAACTTCTTGTGTTAAAAACATACCTGATTGTAATATATGTCTTGTTGCTGTGTTAGAATTAGCCGCAGCCATTTTTTGTATACCAACTAATGATTTAGGATCAGGAGTTGACGCATCAGTTGCTTCGTTTAATCCTGTAGCATCTCTTATCATTTGTAAATAGTAATTATAAGTACCAATTAAACCTTGCACCTTTCCACTAGCACCAGCACCATTGTTTATTTCTTGAATAGGCACTTTCCCAGGATTACCATCTCCTTCTTGCGTGAGAGATCTTCCAACAATACTACCAGTTTGGAAAAACATGTTTAAAGCTTCTTGTGGATTATAATTAGTTCCATTTCCTAGGTCAACTTCTGCTAGACCATCTACATCTAAAAATATACCATCAGGTGTCATTCTTGATAATACTTGTTGAATTTTTAAATGTGTTATTTGAATCATATCAGCAAAACCAATTATTCTACCAACTAATGATTCTATTCTTCCCTCATACATTCTAGGAGCAACAATAGCATAATTCATTTTAACTTTAGTGTAATCACTTTTAGGACGCATCATATTTTTTGCTTGTTCCCATTTGACCAACTTATTAGCACCTAGTATATAAGCACCTTCATATAAACATTCTATTGATTTAGATATTTTTTCAAAATCACCTTGCAACGCTTTGGGTGGATTAAAACTATCATCTTTTTGAATTGCTTTTTTTGCACCAGTACCAGTTTCTTTTACTTTAAAAACTTCGTTCATATAAGTTTTATAATTAAAGTACAGTATATCAACTTTATTGTTATCTGAATCTGGAGAAGAACTACCATGATAATTATTAAAAGTACCACCACTACTTTTTACTATCTCCTCTAGATCGTCTTCGTTAAGATAAGGAAATTGTTTTATAAGTTCATTTATAGGTATAGATTTAATTTCCCCAACATAATATATATCTTCAAAATAAGGAGATTCACTATATGAATAAACTAAGTTTGCAGGATCAACATAATCTATAACAACACCTTCTGATGTATTAAACAATGTTTTTACAGCACCTATCCCACAAGTCACTAAATCATAGTAAAATCTTTTTTTAGTTAACTCATATTGATTACCTTGCATTAGAGTAGCTATAGCTTGTTCTTCTGCTAATTCTATAGCTTGCTTGTAACTGATTTGCATGTGCAATGATAGTTCTTCTGGTGAAGCTGGTAAATGTTCATCTCCTTCACCGTAATTATTTTCTGAAACTGGTATAGCAAATTTTTCTGCGCAAAAATCGTTAAACTCTTTTAATCGCATATCCCTTTCTATACCTTGCATATATTCAGTTCGTCTTGTAACTCCGAAAGGATCTTGAGAAGTAGCTTTAACATCGTACAACCTTTCGGCTATACCATTTACTACTATATCTACAAATTTAGGAATAATTGGAACAGGTGTCCAATCTAAATTTAAATAGGACAAATCACCATTTATTGATAACTCATCCTTATATTTTTGTATTGACTGTTCGCCACGGGCGTATAATCTTAATTTGTGAAATTTTGAAGTTCCACTATGAAACCTACTATTTCCAGCTCCATGAGATTTATCAAACCATTCACGTTCAATTGCTTTTGCTACTTTCAACCCATAATCAAAACTCATCTTTTCTAAGTCACTAACAACTTGACTAGGAAAATGTCTATTTGTAACTGATTCAGCCATACTTAATTTTTAATTATTCTACTCATATTACCTTTTTGATTATATTTAGCAATATTTATATTTACTATTGGTCTTTCTATTTTTGCATTTGGCACATATAAATGTTTGTTACAAGCCATAACTGCTAAACCAGAACTTATAGTAGCGTCATATTTAGTTCTTTTTGTTATGTCAAACCTTGTCCAATCATTCAGCGTTCTATTAAAATACATATCACCAAATGTTCCATCTTGTTGCATACCTACGTGATCTTGAATATACATCTCGATCGCAGCAGCGTGTGCTTGCTTTATATCTTCACTGGAGTTAGGAATTCCTCCAACTTCTTTTTCTGCTACAGATAATTTATTCCATACTTTATCTGGTCTGTTCATACTAAATCCTCTATAACCTCTACGTCTTAAGTAATAAAGTAATCTAGGTTTATTATTCTCACAAAGTATTGGCATCCCATAAAAAACAATAGCCATTAACATGTCTTCAAAAAATATCTCTGCTGTTGGTGGCCTTGACAAATATTCTAAAAAGAAACTATTTGGAGGTGCGTTTTCCATAGAAAACTTAGTTAATCCATGTAACGCGCCTTTTGAGCCTTCACCATCAACAGTGCCAGATATATCATAACTATCACAACCAAAAGCTCCAATGTGTTCATTTCCGGGATATCGTACTCCATTTTTTAATATAACTTTATTTTGTAAATGTGTTTCTGGTGTCCAACTTATTTTGAATCTACCTTGTTGATCTGGATAAAATATAACTTGCGTATCTTTTACACCATTTACCCATTGGAAATTACCTTTTGTAACCCCAAGGGTTCTAGACATTTCTTCGTTATAATCTATTTGTTCATATATTTTAACTAAATTAAATATACTTCCTTTTGCTTCATCCCTAAACGCGTGTTCTGTTGTTTTAGGAAATTGGCGATAAAATTCATTTAATGCGTCATGATCACCTTTTAAACCATCGGCTTCATTTTGCCAATGCTCTATAATACCTATATCTATTAGTTCATTGTCGGGGCCGAACACATCGTGGTTTGGTGTATCAAAAACTGGAATTCCGTGCTCATCAATAAATCCTTCGTAGTTCCACTCCATTGGGATAAACAGAGAATATAAACCAGACTTCGTTTGGCCATTTCTATTTCTCTTGGTGACATCTGATGCGTTATATAGTTTCTTAAAATTGTCTCCACCTTTATCTAATGCGTTTGAA